GTCAGTGTTAGTAATATCTTCTACCACTGATGCTCTTCTGAAGAACTTTTGAACTTTCTGACTAAAGATTTGTGGAGTAAAATTACCTTGTGCAAGGTTTTGATATCCACTAGCGTTTGTAAAAGCCATAATGCTTCTCCTTGTTTATTTAGTTAGATTGTTTATCGTTGTTCAATCCTACCTTCTAAACGAGCAAGGTCAATCTCTTTCTCAAATTTTTCAAACTGATGAGGTTTTAAATTTCCAATCTCACTAGTTGTCCAAACTTTTTTCTTTGGTATATCAGTATCAGTACTTTTCTTAGTTTTAGAAATTGCTTTAGCAGCTTCTTTTTTTAGATCACTATCTTGTTTCTTAGCTTTAGAGATACCACGATCTGATTTATATAGATCAATAGCTCTTGCAGCTAATTTAGAGTTAGATGTATTTTCATACAACCAACCTTGGATAGTAGGATCTTGTTGTTCAGCCCATGCATGAAAGTCATCGTTTGCACGAATGTCATTAAAGTCTGGGTGAAGTTTTAAAAGTTCTACTTCAGCTTTTTCTTTTGCAATCTGTTCTTGTTGGAGTTGTAAATCTTTGTATTTTGTTTCAAGATCTGCAGTTTGAGTAGTAGCCTTATTTATTGCTATGGTCTCAACCATATCATAAACATCAGGGTACTCTTTTCTCCATGCCTCTAATTCTTCTTTAGATTTAGGTGGCACAAATTGTGTAGTACTTGATTCTAATTGTGTACGCAAAGAACTGAGTTCTTCCTTGTGTTTACTAAGTGTAGAATCATAGTGTTTTTTCAAATCGTCATAACGTTTCTTAAAAACACGATCTTCAGCTTTTGCAGGGCGTTCAGCGATAGGAGTAGCCTGTTGATCTAATTTGTCTGCAGTCTCTTCAGATGCATCGGTGTCCTTCTGTTCGGTTGCTGCTTCTGCTTCCTTTTCTCTTTGTTCCCTCTGAAATTTTGTTAATTCACCTCTAGCAAATGCTTCGACTTCGGCATCTTCTTCACCTCTATCTTTTTTATAAGGATTTGCTTTTTGTAAAATAGGTTTAATTTCTTTAGAAACCTTCTTGTCTTCTTCCATTATTTTTACCTATTGGTTGAGTGCCTTATGGGTAAGGGTAGCTCTATTCCATAATTTGTGGGCTGATACTAAACGACTTCTTCTCCAGTATCTAAAGCATTGAAATCTTGTTCCATACCAGATTCTGGTTGTTCTGCCATTTGTGTATCAGGTGGCACAGTTGATTGGTCCATTGTTTCACCAGACATATCAGTAATTAAATTCTGTACTGCTTGTGTCTGATCACCACTATATCTTTTTACAGCAAAGCTAGTAAACATAGATACAGGGATAATAACATTCTCTTCTTTAGGACCAGTAGCTTCTACTAGAGGAGCTAACTCTGGTGCTAATTTTACAAGAACATTACTAACAGATGGAGATAGAACTGTAGATAATACAGCTTTATCTTCATCTGGTAAATTTTGTACTCTGGATATTAAATCATTAGAAGGTGCTTGTGCAGTTTCTTGCATTGGTGCATCTTCTTTTACAGGTGCAGCCACTGGCTGTCTATTATTAAATAATTTATTCATACCAGATAATTTAGGAGCATCAACTACTTCAGGTGATTCATTCATCATACCTGTCATAGTTGGTTTATCTTTACTAACAGTTCCTTTCATATCTACTATAGCCATTATTTTTTACCTGCCCAATAACAAATTGTTTCTAATACCTTACTGTATACTTTACCAAGTAACGAAGGTTTACCTTTAAATAAAACATGTTTTAAATGTTGTGTTCTATGTTTTGCAAAGTGTGCACCTATAGCTTTTACAATATTACTTTTGTGCATAGCTTTTACAAATGGTTTAAATAATTTATGATAACCCTCTTGGTGTTGTATAGTTAAATATTTTTTTTGATATATATACCATATCTTCATTGCTTTAGCCCAGTCTTGTAGTCCTGTAGTTTGATACATTGCTGTGCAAACTATACTTTTACCACCACTGCTATCACCATCAGCACCTGCTCGTTGGTTAGGATTTTGTGCTTTCTCTTTTCTATTTTTTTCTTTAGCAGTATTTTTAGCATTATTATGATTTGCTAATTCTCTTTCAAACTCTCTTGTTTTATCATTAAATGCTTTTTGTCTTTCTGTTGAAAGTTTTGATATTCTTTCCTGTGTTTTTGCAGAATTTCTAGTACTAATTCTACTAGCTGCACCTTTAGATATATCACCAATTGCAGATCGTGAATTCATTCCTCCAAATACACTATCAGCAGCACTTACAGCTTTACCATCTTTACCTATTACTTTTCCTTGAAAGTTTGTTTGATATCCATTAGTACGAAGAGCAGTTGTATTAGCAGTATTATTAACTTCATTAACACTACCTAAAGCTCTTATAAGAGACATGGTAGGACTAGCTGATACAACCTTTTTTAAAGCTGTACTAACTGATTGTCCAAAAGTTTTTTTAGCAGGTAAAGAAGGTTGACCTTGTTTAATTGCATCAGGCACTCCAGGTGTAAGAGCTGGTTGTCCTGTTCTAATGGCATCAGGTATACTTCTTGGACTTGCTGGCTGACCTTGTACAATTGCATCAGGTGGTGTTGTACCAGCCTGTGTAACTTCTGATCTATATCTTTCTCCTAATGGACTACCTCTACCTTTATCTACATTAGTTCCTTTATCTGTTTGAAATTTTGAACCTAACATATCTTTAAAAGGATTTGTAAAACCTGGAGAATCTACTAAACCTTTTTGAACATTAGCAGATGTTACTGCTAATTTTTGTTGTGGTGTTTCTACATCAGGTAACATTTTCTGTCTCTGTTTTTGTTCGTCAGAAACTGTTTGTTTTCCAAATACTCGTTCAGTTGGATCTGCAATAGATGTTCTATCTTCTAATGAATCTTCTTCTTCTGCATCAAATGTGCTTACACGATTACCTGCTATATCTCTCATATTAGGTCTATCAAATGTTGTCTGTAAACTATCACTAACATTTGTAGCACTTCTTAGCAATTGATCTGTATTATCATCACGATCACTGTCACCTTTAGGCAATACAAATGCCTGTTTAGTTTGATCTTCAAGAGTCGTACCTGTTTTATCTGTAGCAGTATCTGTTTTTTTAGTTGTAGTAGTTGTAGCTACAGCACCAAGATCAATCATATTTAAAGATGATACCTGCTCAAATCCTGTTTCTTTTAAACTATAAGTTCCATCTGCAGCTCTTACTAAAGATACTGTCCCTCCACCTACTCTATTTGGATTAAATGTTTTTGCCATTTCTACTCTGCCTGTTCGCCTCCTGGAGGTTTAATATCTGGCGAAGTAAAGCCAGCTTCCCCTGGCATCGGTACATTGCCTGTTCCGATGTTGCCACCTCCAGCTCCTGTTGGATCTGTTGGC